GCTGGCGCTGCTGCACTGACCCTCGCTAACGGCACGGCTGGTCAGATGTTGACCCTCGTTATGACCGTTGATGGCGGCGGCGATGCTACGCTGACCCCGACCACGAAGACTGGTTTTTCGACCATTGTCTTTGGTGACGTGGGTGATGCAGTTGTCCTCCAGTACTTCACCACGCTTGGTTGGATGGTTGTGTCGAACAACGGTGCGACTGTTAACGCCTAATCGGTAACCTTTTAGAAGGAGAAATCCGATGGCAATGCAAACAGACGTCAAATCCACTAAGCCGCTGGCTTCGACGGGATTCTTTAAGACGCAGGCTGACAACGACATGTCGTTTCGTTCCCGCATTAAAGCTATTTATGCTTCTTGCGGTGCGTCGGCTGGTTCGGTTGTTATTTCTGATGGTAATGGTGGCAGCACGCTGTTTACCATGGCTACCCCGACGGCAGCCAGCACTGGCTACGTGTATATCATTCTCCCGGATCAAGGCATCCTTGCAGAAAACGGTTTGTATGGTACGGTGACTAACACTGCTTCCGTAACCATTTTCTATGGGTGATATATGCACGCGCAAAAAAGCTACGATCTGTCCGGTAAGAGCATCTTCATCGCTCTTCCGGCCTATGACTTCAAAGTTTCGCTGAAGCTGGCGGTTTCGCTGGCTAAATTCTCACGCGCTTCTGCGGAGCATGGGATTGATATCCAGATAGGGAGCATCTGCGGATGCTCTGTGGTATCACGGGCTCGTAACCTTTTGGCAAAGGATATGTTGGAGTCGAAGTGCGACTATTTGTTGTTCATCGACTCCGACATTAATTTTGAACCCGACGACATCTTCCGCCTTATGGCATGGGGCACAGACCCCAAGAAGGGCATTGTTGCGGCAGTTCCGCGCACGCGGAATGAGAGCAAAGTTTACATCGCTACCCTCGATTACGACGATAATGGCGACCTTACCATGAACGGTATGGGCCTCGTACGTGCGAAGCGTGTGGCGACTGCCTTCATGTTGGTGCGTCGTGAGGTCTTCGAGACTCTCGAAAACGAGCACCCGGAGTGGGCTTATTATGATTCGAAAACTGATCGCACGCTTTCGTGCATGTTTGACTTCCAACTCGCGGAAGAAGGCTACATCGGGGAAGATTTCTTGTTCTGTGACCGTGTCCGGAGTCACGGCTTCGAAGTCTGGATCGACCCAACCATAACCCTCGGCCACATGGGCGTGCAGGAATATGTCGGTAACTACGGCAATGACGTCCTGTATCCGATGGTTGTGCCTAACCAAAAGGTGGCGTGATGAGCAGAATTAGACGTCCCGATACTTCAGCTAAAAGCACGGTTTACGGCCCTCCCGCTGACACGGGTGCCGATGATGCGCCGACTATTATCCGTGACGACTATGAGATTGGCACTGTTGGCGGGCGTAATGGCCCGTCGTTTTCAATCGGCAAGGTCGGTATGGAAGTGCCCAGCGTGGTGTTTCCCGGCAAATCTGCTGGTACCGGCGTAGGCGTACGCGGTAGAATGTCCTTTAAAAAGGGCGGAAAAGTCAAGAAAATGGCTAAGGGCGGCTCAACGGCCTCCAAGCGCGCTGACGGCATCGCTCAGAAGGGCAAAACGAAAGGACACATGGTCTAATGGCTAAATCTCCTGCATGGCAACGCGCCGAGGGCAAGAACCCCAAAGGTGGCCTCAACGCCAAAGGGCGTGCGTCGGCCAAGAAGCAGGGGATGAACCTCAAGGCTCCGGCACCTAAACCCAAGACCAAGAAAGACGCAGCGCGGCGCAAGTCATTCTGCGCCCGGATGTCTGGGATGAAATCCAAATTGACGTCCTCAAAGACGGCAAACGACCCGAACTCGCGTATCAACAAATCTTTGAGGGCGTGGAATTGTTAAATGGAAATGATGGTCTGGAACGTCATTCTCAGCGGCATCGTCGCGGTGTTAGGGTTTATGGTCAAGGGTAAGTTCGACGAACTGGATCGGATCACGATCCTGTTGAACCGAACCCGAGAAGAGGTTGCGCGTGACCACGTTACACGTGCAGAGGTGAACCAGACCTTGGACCGCCTCGTAGAGCGTATCGACAAAAGCATCCAGCGGCTTGAGTCCAAGCTGGACGAGATGAAAAAGGATTAAGCCATGGTAATGAGCACTAAGAAGATCGTTCGGGGGATTGATAAATCACTCAACAAGGCCGTGTCGGAAATCAACGCGTCTACCCCCAAGCCTGACATGAAGGACGATGGCGCTGAACTGAAAGCCGCCGTTGCCCCAAAGAAGGCCCCGACGTTTGGCGAAGCGTTTAAAGCCGCTCGTGCTGCTGGAGACAAAACCTTTACTTTTGGTGGGAAGAGCTACACCACCAAGATGGCCGGTGAAGGTGGGAAGAAGGCTGCCCCTAAGGGTGGTGGTGCGACTTCAACTTCTAAGTCGCCGCTCGCGGATTTCTACCTGAATAAGTATCCGAAGATTAAGGGTAACGCGGCAAACATCAAAGGCGTTTCTTTTGCTGAATCTGCCGCTGCACAGGCAAAAGCAGGGCGGTCAAATGTGACCTCCAACCCCAAAGTAGGAACCAAGCCCAAGTCTCCTATAAACGCGGGTCGTTCAGAGGGTAAGGGCATCCTTGATAGCGCCTTTGGTCACTGGGTTAGCCAAACGGACCGTAACTTCCAAGAGCGTCAGAAAAAGAAGTACGGCAAAGCCGCAGGCGGTTCGGTTCGCTCGATTGACGGTTGCGCCATTCGCGGCAAGACCCGTGCCGTGAGAAGGGGTAAGTAAGATGGCTATGGACCCTAGAAAGAAGATAAAAAAGATAGCGAGTACCTCACCCGCTAGACCTTCGCAGTTTCCAATTCGTGGCCGCAGCATCAGCATTCCGCTCGATGAACCCAAGCCTACACCACGGAAAATTTCTCCGTCATCGGGGAATGTAAAGACGACTAAAAATTCCCCCGGCCCTGCACCTGTCAGTTTTGATAGTGCACGCAAGTACCGTGAGGACTTGAAAAAGGTCAAAGTATCACCCAGCGAAGGCCGTGTGATTGACAGCGCAAACCGCTCTGAAGGCGGCGATGGCATGAAGAAAGGTGGAGCTATGAAGATGAAGAAGATGATGGCCGATAAGGCTGGTCGTGCAATGACCAAGAAGTCGGCTGACACTATGGGCCGTGCAATGGTAAAGAAGGCCGGTGGCGGCAAGTGCTACGCCAAGGGCGGTTCGACTTCATCGCGTGCCGATGGTGTTGCCAAGAAGGGTAAGACCCACACCAAGATGGTCGCCATGAAAAAAGGCGGTAAGTGCTAATGCGCCCGTCACGTGGGATGGGCGATATCAAGGCGTCCAAGATGCCCAAGGCGAAAACTATTCGTCGCAAGGATAACCCTGACGACGTGACGGTCTACGCCAAGGGTGGCAAAGCCGGTGGTGGTAAATTTATCCAGAAGGCAATCAAGAAGCCCGGCGCTCTTCACGAGCAGATGGGTGTGCCCAAGGGTAAGAAAATCCCGGCTAAGGCTCTCGCTAAAGCTGCTAAGGCTCCCGGCAAACTCGGCCAACGTGCTCGGTTTGCTCAGTTGCTGAAGGGCTTCAAGAAGGGTAAATAACGTGGCTGGACACACTGACGAAGGCAAATGGAAGCGTATTGTTGCAAGCGTAAAGGCTGGCGACAAAGGCGGAAAGCCGGGTCAGTGGTCCGCCCGTAAAGCTCAACTTGCGACCCAGCGGTATAAGAAGTCGGGTGGCGGCTATACAGGCCCAAAGACAAAAGCCCAGAAATCCTTGTCTAAATGGACCAAGGAGGAATGGGGGACCAAGTCGGGCAAGCCGTCTACTCAAGGGCCAAAAGCCACTGGTGAACGCTATTTGCCTAAGAAAGCTCGTCAGGCGCTGACTTCTTCTGAATATGCTGCTACAACCAAGGCTAAGCGAGAAGGCACGGCCAAGGGCAAGCAGTTCGTCAAGCAGCCTAAGACCATCGCCAAGAAGACTGCGAGATTTAGATGACGACATCCGGCACCTCAACATTCAACCTTGATGTTAATGAACTGTTCGAAGAAGCCTTCGAGCGGTGCGGTGCCGAGTTGCGCACGGGTTATGACTTTCGCACGGCGCGGCGCAGCCTTAATCTGCTGACAATCGAGTGGGCCAATAAGGGCATTAACCTCTGGACACTTGAGCAAGGCACAATTGCCATGGTGCAAGGGCAGATCACGTATAACTTGCCAGTCGATACCATCGACTTGTTCGACCACGTAATTCGCACGCAGACGGGGCAGGCGCAGACGGATATCAACATTAACCGTATCAGCGCCGATACCTACCTTACGATCCCGAACAAAAATGCTCAGGGACGCCCCATTCAGGTGTGGATTAACCGCCAAACAGGTGCGCAAAACCCAGCAAGTATCCAGTACCCGACGATTAACGTGTGGCCTGCCCCGGATCAGAATAACTACTATACCTTCGTCTATTTTCGCCTTCGCCGTATTCAGGA